AACTCTTTTAACCTTTCAAATTCGCCTGTTTGCGCATCTAATATTGCCTCAGCTAATTGATCAAATGATTTACCGGTACTAGATGCTAAATCTCCTAGTCTCCGCATTTCATCGCCAGTAGGCTTAAATCCTTGGTTCGCTAATTTGACAAATGATGCAGTTAATTCTTGAACGCTAAATGGAGTTTTAGCTGCAAACTCTTCTATTTCTTTTAGCTTTAATTTTGCTAAAGCATCAGATCCTAAAGTATTGCCTAAAACTGCACCAAACTTTTCAAATTCAGCCGTAACCGCTAAAACCTCTTTGCCAAAACTTACAAAAGCGCCAACACTAAATGCACCTGCCAAAGCAAGTCCTGCACTTTTGAATGCATTACTGGCAGTAGAGGAAAAACCTTTTAAATTAGTTTCAGCAGAACTAGTAAATCCTTTTAATTTCTTTTCTGCTCCTTTTAGGTCTCTATCTAATTGCCCTAATGGTGCGCCAATAGGTATCTCAATTCCTTGCATTGTCCAGATATTTAATCATTGCTTTATTCATCTGTTCTTTTATTCTATCCATATCTTTTATTTCATCATCTTGATAAATAAATGACATAAACTTTTTATAAGTCGGCATCCCCTTGTTTACATGCACTCTCATTCCATTCCATGTTGCCCAGCCTATCCGTTCCCATTCCTTTTTTTCTCTATTAAAAAAGCCTTGACATTTCAATATATATTGATTCCATGTCAAGGCGTAAAAATCATCAGGCATTAATCCCAGTTCACCAAAAGCAAATGTCAGCACATCTTTATTCCAATTTAACTTCCCGCTTTGCTTTTTTTTTGCTCAGTAACCTCTGTATTTAATCCTAATACTCTGAAAACTTCCTTTGAAACTATCACGATTAATTCGCCACTAGAACCTCCGGCATTATCAATCCATTCATGAACATCAAACTCAGTAAAATCAACAATTTCACCTTTCTTTAGTATTGGATAACTTGCCGCATGAAACATAAACATTCTCAAAAATGGCAATAGCTGCTTACCTAATATATCAGATAGATCAGAAACCGATGCATCAAAATGATTTAATGTCTGCTCTAAAGCATAATTGCCAAAGAAAAACTGCCTATCTACCTCACCGATTTTATACGTTAAATGACCTTCCATAAATTAGTAGCCAGGATAAGGATCAGTTTCAGTAATGTCACCATCGCCTAACAAAGTACCAGAGAAAGTAATGAACTCGCCTTCAGCACCTGTAATATCTAAAGCGCTAAAGTAAGCAGTACCATACTGAGCAGCAAAATTAGGATCTTCAGCACCATTAGCTAATAACAAAGCTATTTGATATTCAGTCAAAGTCTTTGCTCTAGCAATATTTTTAATGGTATCCCATGATGCTTTTGCAGTATCACCACCTGCACCGACCGTATCTGTAAAAACTCCCTCAAAAGGAATCTCATAAGAATAAGTAGTTGGTTTGCGCCTGGTCACTCCCGGATCGCATTTAGTAACTGTTTCAGCAAAATCCCATGATTCGCTGATGCCGTTTGAAGTTAAACATGCTACTGGTTTCCACGCGCCACCTGTGCGAATGTAGAGCATGAATAAGCTGCCTGAATAAAATGTTTCTGCTGCCATAATTAATTAATATTTAATTTGTGTTGAAAAGTTAAAATGTATTGAAATATGTTTTCTGTTTCTGTTTCTAAAATTACCTCATTTGTTAATAGTTGCAAGGTTTCAACATTTATAAAGTTACTTAAAGTTAAGTTAGTAACTTGTATTCTGCTTTGAATTTCCTCACCAATAACCATTGCAAAACTCAAATCGCCTGTTCCATTAGGATATTTGGTTACTATCTGCACGTTAATTGTGCAAAGATACCAATATCCGCACTTTGTTTGTTCTTGCAATCTTGTTTGGCTAGATAAAATTACATATTTTGCCGGAACATTCTTTAAAGGCGCTGATTTACTATATACTGGAATAGTAACACCACCGACTATTAAATTGGCTAGTGTACTTTTGTATGCATTCAGTATTGATAAATTAGCATCCTTCATTTGTCAAATGTAATTATTTTTTTGCATTATATTTTCTTGTTTCAGATTGCAATACTTTTCTTAATTCTTTTGGGTATTGCTGGATACCTTCAAGATAGCTAGGAATAAAAAAAGGCTTAGCGCCATAATCTCGCCTTCTAATTCCTCTGCCTTTAAAAGGTGCAGCCAAATCTTTAAAACCTTTAGGAATATCTACACCGCTCCCTGTACCAAATTCAACATAAGCTGCATAAGGTGCATTAGCAAAAAAAAATGATCTATTTACATTTAATGTAGCAGTTGTTTTGCCTATTGATTGTCTTAATTGACCTAAATCAACAACTACTCTTAACTTAGCCTTAGTAACCATCCCCTCAGCAGTTTCATTAGTGACTGCAACGGCTACCCTACTAGCATCTTTGCCAAAAGAATTAATCTGAGATAGTAGTCTAGAAATGTTTATTTTAGAAGCCATTATTATCATCCGTAACCGATGCCAAAATCTCATAAAATCTAAATGTATCATCTACATTCCTGATTGAATGTATCGTAAAAAGATTCAATTCATAAAGGATTCGCATGTCCTTAGTAGGTGCAAAATCTTTTCTAATACGAATCGTAAATCTAAACACCTGATTTATTACCTGCTCTTGGGCCTGTAACTGTCTATTGCCATCGTATGGCTTGATATTTGCCCATGTGGCTAATACTGGCACAAAGGTAATATCGTAATCCTGATATGCATTTTCTACCGATTCGAATGTGCCAAATGTAATGCGCTTATCTAATTTTCCTGGATTCATTAGAATAGAGTTATGCGTCTGTAAGGAGATAGTAACAAAGTTGCAATCGTAGGCATTCCCACAACTGGATTATCTCTGTTCTCATAATAAAAAGCTATCATTTCTTTAATGGCAGTTTCAATATCATCTGGCACATCTGATCCGCCTTCATAATTCCACCCGTAACCAGCTACAAAGTTAACTGTATTAAAACCCGGCGCACCAGATATTACCTCGGTATAGCCTTGCGTTTCTATTGTTTCAAATGATAAAAGATTAACATCAGGATCTACAACAGTCTCAATCGAAATCAAAGGATACTCATATATTTTTACTGCACCAGAAACAGGAGTAATTAAACTCATTTGCCTTTGCCATAACACTTGCAAAGTAAACTGCTCAGCTTGATTTACCGCAGATTTTATCAATGATGTAATTAATCCATCTTCTATTGTATAGTCTAGGTCTAGTCTCAGATACATCTTTGCATCGGCTAGGCTTACTACATTTAACTGGTCCATTCTCTTTAGGTTTAAAAGGTTGTTTTAGATACTCTTTTTTTTCCATTATAATAATGCTAAATTACATATTTTATTTAACCAATTTTCAAACTTAGGCAATTCCTTAGTTGGATCTAATTCTTTTGCTCTTTCTAAAGGAGTTTTCTTAGTCTGTATTGTATCAATATTAGTAATCGCATCTATCCATGCATCTATATCGTTTCTGTTAACAAATATCCCTGCATCTGAGACACTATCTCTGAATCCTAGTATATCGGAACATATTACAGGAATATTGCAACACAAGGCTTCTATTTGAGCCATTCCGTAACTCTCATACTCACTAGGTGCAATTAGAACCTTTGTCATAGCTAGATACTTGCGCACATCATCCACCAAAGGCACATATTTTATATTCTTGACTTTTTCATCTTTAATCTGATGATAGTAACCGCCTTGGACCGCCATAAATTTAACATGAGGCATTCGCTTTGCTATCTCAATCAATATCTGGCCGCCTTTATTTTCGTTATGGTTTATCAAAGTCACATACTCGGCATAAGGTCTATTTGTCGAATAATCTCGGTAATCAATTGGCGCGTAAAGCGTATAGGTTTCTTGATTGTAATTTAATTCTTGCTTTGTATTCTCGCAGTTATAAACAGTATAAACATTGGGCCTAATGTTTACCTGCGGATAACCTACGTTATTATGAGCAAAGTTTATAATCTTTTTAGCTTTTAGCCTCTGCTTATTCATGGCGTAATAAGTTCCAGAGAGTTGGCAGAATACCAAATCCGCCCAGTCCCAAAGATCATTATGGCACATTTTATAATTCTCCTTGGCTTTGTAAACCTCTATGCCCTCAAAAGTATAATTCTCTGGACATCTAGTTACCGCCTTAACCTCATGCCCTTTGCTCATTAAATACTTTACAACCCGGTGCAAATAGATTTCCGATCCTGCTCTTTGATGCGGCAAGTAAATGCCTGGACTTAATAAAATTTTCATGTTACAGGAATAAACAGATAAGGTCTTTGAATCTTTAATGTTTTGCCATCGTAATTATGCAGATCGCTTCTGTGGTAATGGATTGCTTGAATTTTTGTAGCTGGATTAGACAAAACATAACCTGCGCTATTCAACTCAAATGCGATGCGGTTATCACAACCCGGAATGCCTAAAAAGAAATTACAGAAATTTACATTGCGCATTTTTCCTCTAAAAATCCATACATCCTGACTAAATCTTTCATTATGCAACTTAAGTCCTCCAATCTTATCATCCCATCTGCTTAAAGCTATGCATTGGCGTTCATGTAAGTTTAAACCATTCAGAGTATGATTAAAATAAATATCTGTATTGGCTACAATTGATATATCCTCTCTGCTAGTAACTGTTCTATCAATCAAATTAAAAAAGTCCCGATAAGTAGGTCGCTGAAATGGTATAATTACTAATTTGTCAGAATTTGGCAACTCTACAATCCCTTCAACAAATAGATAGATTTTATCAATATGCGGATTTTCTATATTCTTAGTTATGCAATAAATTAATTCTTTTTGCCTAACTGCGCTTTTATCCGTATAAATTGAAGTAAAAAGATTTACCATATGTATTTAATTAAACCAATGACTGCTAGTAAAAAAAAGCTGAATCCTAATAATACAAAGCCTCCGCAGATCATGTGTAATAAAAACCTGATTATTTTCATATTAAAATATTGCTATGCCTGTTCCGGTATGATGCCCTATCTCTGTTAAATCATATTTCTCATTTTTCAATCCATCCCAGAAATTAGTCATTTCATTGTTTAAATAAATGTCATCAAACATGACTAAACCTTTGTAATTTATCTTGATTAGATGATTAACAAAGTGCTGCTCAAATGTGCCGTCATGATAAGTATCTAAGATGATAAAAGGAGCAGTAATCTCATCCTTTAAAACATCCCCTATTAAAAATTTAATGTTTGGTATTTTAATATCTGCAATCTCTGGCTGATGTACTAGGTCATAGCTGATAACCTTATTCTTTTTATTAAACGATAACGCAATGGCAGAGCTGCCCTGATAGCTTCCAATATCTAATAAAGTAACGCCCTTATAAAGTTGGCTGATATAAACTAGCAATCTGTAATGCTCTAAACCTGCATCCATATAAAACCAACTCTTTGGGAATCCCAGATCATCAGTACTTTTTAAATACTTATCTAAATTTATTGCGTTTAACTCCTCTGCAGTGACTTGTAATATCTTCTCAATCATATTGATTTAATAAAAGGTTATAATTTTTATGATACTTATCTATTGCATGATAGCCTACTGATCCATAAGCAAACTCAGTTTCTACTGCAAACTTTTTGCAAGTTTCTTTATCTGGTAACTTATATCCTAACTCTCGCATCTTATTGCAAAAGTAAATATCTTCATTGCCATGCTCTGCCATTCCTTTATAGCGATGATTTAAGCATATCTCGTGCATGACTTTAGGATTGCGAATACTTAAACCGCCATTCATGCAACCAGGTATGTTCTTTATCCAGGATCCTATAAAATCCCATTCCAAAAACTGCTCAATGCCTTCTTTAAGCAATCCTGAATCATGCTGAAATATTAGAACCCGATCATACCGGCATCCTTGCCAGAACGATGGATTTGTTAAAACTGCATTGTAATCCTTGGCAGACTTTAAAGAATAGATACCACCAGCATAAGGAGGTCGGATATTTAATATTACCCAAGATGCAGGAATAAACTTTCTATGTCTTGCGATTGCTTCTTTAGCTACATCCTCCCGATCATCAATAATTATAGCTGCATAATTCATTTTAATAAATCTTTAGAATCTTCGTTATCTATAACTTGGCAAGAAATCTCTTTTGCTGCCGACAATTTGTTATCCCAAAACCAGAAACAATCTCCATTTTTTATAGGAACAACGCTAAACCAAGATTGCCAGTTTGACATTTTAGCGGTATGCCTATAACACTCATGTTTCATATCGCATCCAAAACCCGAACACATTGTAATATCTGTCATACTAATTCTTTATTGTAATTGTGATGGCTTTTTAAATAGCTAGGTAAAACTGATTTATCAAATGGTTCAGGATTCCATAAGTTTAATGCTACACAATGCACATCGCCAAATTGTTTATCTGGCCTCCATTTATAAAAACAATGATTTAACCAGTCTTTTCGGACCTCATGAGCATGGCCAAAAACATTATACTTGTATCTCATAATAGGCTCTGGCTGACAGGTGCTAAAGTGATAGATAGTTTGTTTTAAGTTTAAATCTTGCGTATGTTGTGATCTGTGCAGATTCTCTAATCTTATTGGTCTAAATCCATCATAACAAGCATAGTTAAATGACCGCCAAAAGTTTACAAATCCATCAATGCCATAAAACCTATCTACGCCCCAATAAGCATACTCAAAAGAGGCTTGTAACTCATCGGACTTATAGACCTCATCTGAATCTACTGTTAAAACCAAATCATAACCCTCAGAATATTTATACTTGACTGATCTATGCTCAGTTTCTGCGCCATACCGATCTGCTCTGTCCCAGATCATTTTATCGCCTAGTACATCTTGGCAAATATCAAAAATATAACCTTCCGAATCAGGACATTGTAATTGGCTTCCATGACCTTGGCTTGGCATCATGCTATAAGCAATAACCATTTTATCTACATGATCTACAACCGACAACAAAGCCTCACGCAAGTAATCACCAGCGTAATGAATAGTCATAAAACCCAATACTTTAATTTTCATAGATGTATATTAAATTCTTGACCATTTCGTCAAATGTGTAATTTGCTTTAACAAACTCATTGCCTTGCTTTGCAATCAAATCTCTTTCAGCTTTATTATGATCATCTAGATAGTATCTTATCAATACCATTAAATCATAAATGCTATTCCAGGTCCTTACATGAACGCCATCAATAAATGGCATATTAGGATAAGCCTTGCATAAGCAAAAGGCCCCAGAGCCTAAGATTCTGTAAATCCTATCCGAACTATATGAATCCACATCGTAATGGCTTAGATTAATTGCTATTTTAGTGGCCCTGTATGCTTTTGATTCCTCAGCTTGTGACTGGTTATAATTACCAGATGCATTAAACCAGTTATTACCGTAAACGCCATACCTATTACCGAAGTGTTTATGCAGCATCATATTCATTTCAATTCTTAATCTGCTTAACGGAAATTTATCACTTCCGTAGTTATTACCAAAGAATGAAATCTCCTTGCATGTGCCGACCTCTCCGACTGGTGTATAGATCTCAGGATCGTAGCCTATTTCTAAATATCCGCCGTTTAATACATTGCGTACATCGCGCATATTAGAAAACAAAGTCTTATCTACATAAGGAGACATCTCAATCATCCATCTTGGCGTTTCATCTCTTATATCGCCGTTCCAGTTGCAAATCCATGCGCCTGTTTCTCGCATAGCCTTGACTGTTTGTATATGAATGATATTAGGTGCTTGAATCTGCATAAAGATAATGTCCGGCCTAAACTCTCTGGCTATTCTGACCGCTTCTTGATTTACATCTTTTGCGCCTGTGCTTAATTCAATGTAATCATCACAATTAGCAATAAAGGCTTTGCGCATTGAATCAAAAGGCGGAGGCCCTACGCATAGACCTAGATGGAAAATTCTCATACTTTACGGATGTTATCCCAATCTCTTAGGAAATCTAATATTGATGGATAATTAACGCGCCCTGCTCCGCACTTTCTACGGACATGAATCCAACCATTTATAACGCCAATACAGATTTTATACTCTTGATTCTTGTATAATCCTGCTTCACCGATAAAGTTGGCTTTAAACATAAAACAAATATAATTTATTTTAATAACATAATGAAACAAAAAAAACCTGCCGATTTCTCGACAGGCTTTCCCCATAAACACTAAAAAAGTTAGCTTGGATTTGCATTAAGTGAACCAGTCACAAATGCATCAGTATAGTAGATAGGTAAAGCAATTCTACCTTCAACACGAACTGTAATCTTGTTCTCACGAACGTTAGTACCATCTTCCTCAAAGAATCTTACAATTGGATTCTCACGAACATATAGCTGCGCACCTTTTGACCAGTCACCAACTAAGTAATTAGAATCGCTCATTGCAGTAGACTTGAATACCGGAACACCGGAGATAAACATTTGACCATTCACAGAGGTTACAGTTCCTAGTCCTGGCAAAGTGTAATCATTAGTAGTTCCTTTGGTAAGCAATAGAGCATAATACTGCTCTGGACTTAACAAGATACCATTTGCAGAGTGATTATTTCCATCAATTTGTGCAATTGAATCAATTAATTTCTCAACTTGAATAGTACGGAAACCTGAGTAAGCCTCAGCATTGGTAATCAAACCACCTAGATTTGGAGATACTCCAGATCCGTTAAGTAATTGATTATCCTCAGCATCAAGATACTGCTCTAGTAACCGGCTTTGAAGATAAGAACGCATAGCAGAGATATCATCAAGCGCCTTGCGAGTTATGCGAAGATAACCTGCAATGAACTCAGATGGTGCAACCTCTTCTGTCAAATCGTAATCAATTTGAGACTTGCTTCCTGAATTATCTGCCCATGCAGCAACTGATCCTTCAGAACCTGTTTCTTGCAAGTAGTGAATTGCAGATGTAGTCATAACTCCAGTAGGAAGTAATGATCTGATGTGCAACTTACGCGGCGCAGCTGGAATGATACCCGGTAGCATCTGAACGTTTGCAGCAGCAAGGTCAGTAATGTTAGACAATGACATATCGCCAACAGTCTTTAACTCCATTGCAAACTGCTTGATCTCTTTTCTTTTGAATTTCTCCAAGTTATCAGAGTTCTCATCCATTGCAGTAGCAAATGCTTGATTGAAAGAAATTGGTTTTGCTTCTTTAGCTTCAATTTTCATTCTGTTAGCCTCTGATTTGGCTTCAAGCAATGCTTTGTCCATTTCATCAAATTTAACAGTTGTAGATTTTTGCAATTCTTCTAGCTTTAAATCAGCTGCCTTTGTAGCTTCGCTGATAGCGTTTGCGATGATAGTCTTTGCCTCATCTAATGTTTTGGCTTTGTTTGCATCTAGCAACTCCTGAGCCTTTAATTCTAAATTGTCCATTTCTAATTTTTTAAGACGTTAATTAAACTTGTTAATATATTCGGCTCATCAGTTTTAGGAGT